TTCGTTTTGCAACAACACTTGGAAGGATTCAGACGGCTAGCGTGGAACTGGTTCAATCTTAGCCCAGTGAGATACGTTTCTTAACATTGAGTTAGTCGCAACACAAAACCAGACGCGGCGGCCTTTGTCGTATTCGGCTGTTAAATATCTTTCGTCTTTCATGTGCACTAGCGTTAATTCGCCATCCATCGGCCATTGCGTTTTTGATGGAGTCGTTACTGGTTCCCAAATCATTTTTGTCTTTCGTTGCTAGTTCCATTGGGCGGAAGTTACATTCTAGCACGCTTCTAGAGCATTTGCCATGCTTGTTTCATGGCAACCTCCGCAAGCCTTTTGGCACAAGTCGAATCGGCAATTGAAGCTCTTTTAACGGGCGGTGCAAGTTCGTATTCTATCGGCTCAAGGTCCGTCACTAAGCTTGATCTAGCCGAGCTATTTAAGCAACGCGACATGCTTACGATCGCAGCAAGCAGAGAAGCCGGAACAAGTCCATTTAGCCTAGCCAAGTTTGGGAGGACATCCCGATGATTGGCGACGTTGTTGACCGAATGATTGGCGTTTTCTCTCCGCTCGCACAATTGCGACGGATGCAAGCACGAAAGGTCATGCGGTCCTATCAAGGGGCCGAATCTAACAGGCTCACGGGCAACAAGCGACCACGCAACCAAGCAGCGGACCAAGAGCTACTTGGCCCATATGGTGCCGATGCTATGCGTTCGTGGGCACGGTCCTTGGTGCGCGATAATGCCTACGCTTGGAATGTTGTCGATACGATTGTTAGCAACGTGATTGGCGACGGCATAACGGCACAATCGACCTATGAGACCGAGGAAGGTGAGGACATTGAGGACGCAAACGACATCCGAGACAAGACGTTCGCTGAATGGTGCGAAGTTTGCGATATAAATGGTGAGCTAACATTCTCGGAGATTCAAGCACTCGTTCAGCGCGAAGTGGTCGAAGCAGGCGAAGTCTTGGTGCGGCTTATCAAGACAAGCGGCAAAGAGTATCGCGGGATTTCCAGGCCAGTTCCGTTGGCAATTGAATTGATTGAAGCGGATCGCGTTTCCCTCAATCACGACACTTTCACAGTAAGGGCTTCTCGAGAATCAGGCAATCGAATTATTCGCGGCGTCGAACTGGATGAAAAGGGAAAGGCGATCGCATATTGGATTTATCCAGAGCATCCGAATAGCCCCTACACAGTTAAAAACCAATTGCCTGAGCGAGTGCCAGCCAATGAGATCCTGCACCTATACCGCAAAGACAGAGTAGGCCAATCGCGGGGCATTAGTTGGTTTGCTCCAATTATGTCGCAGATGCGCGATTTGGCGACATACGTGGATAACGAATTGCAGGCATCGGCGGTTGCATCGTGCTTTACCGTGTTCATTAAGTCGGACAATCCAACAGGCAGTCTATTGGCTCCAGAGGGCGAAGAAACGGTTGACAGCAACGGCAACCAACTAGACCACATTGAACCAGGTATTGTTACACGATTGGCACAAAACGAGGATGTTTCGTTCGCCAATCCAGGCCGTCCAAATTCAGCGAGCGAGCCTTGGATTAACCTGATGCTGCGAGGCATTTCGGCGGGAACCGGCACCAATTACGAAGCGGTTGCAAAAGACTTCTCCAAGACGTCCTACTCGTCATCGCGAACAAGCAAGCTAGAAGACAGGCCACGAATTAAGCGATGGCAAAACCACGTCGTCTGGCATTTTTGCCAGCCCGTTTGGGATGAGTTCATGAACGCGGCTGCGCGCGAAGGTTTGGATGGCTTCCCTACGTCAACCGAGTTGCTCGAAGATCGGCGGGCAGTATCTCCTGTTGAGTGGCAGCTACCCGAACAGGAATGGGTTGATCCAGCGGGTGAACAATCCGCAGCCTACGATTCGATCAGTGCGTACATGTCCACGTACCAAGACGAGCTAGGTTCGCGTGGTCGTTCATGGCGTGCGACGTTTTACCAAGCAGCCAAAGAAAAAAAGCTTCGAATGAAGTTGGGGCTTCTCAAAGCGGATGAGCAGACAGCGCAAATGATGGCAGCTCAGACAGGTGCAGAAGGTCCAGCAGATGCAGTGCAAGCAGAGCAACAAGACCAAGCCGGTTCGGGCGAATGGATGGGGCTATCTCGGTTGCAATGGAATCGCAATCGCAAGGCATTAACCGACGTGTTAAACGGGCTATCTGACGGGTCCATGAGTGCAGCATTAGCGACGGCTCAACTATCAATGATTGGACTAAGCCAAAAGAACATTGATGCAATTGTAGCGGATGCAAGCGATGGAACTGTAGACAATCCCGTCCCAACCGAGGAGGTAGAAAGTGCCTAAGAAAAAAGGAACGCTACCAATATTCGATGGGCCAAAGGTTGAGCGGGCCATTGCAATCGTCGGACCAACACGGGCAGTAATCGCAACAGAGAATCCCATCCAACGATACGACGAGCAAACGCAGCAAGTCGTCAACGAAGTTCTTTTGATGGACGGCATTGAATGGCGCGGCGGTCGAGATCAGATTCCGATTGTCGATAGCCACAACGACAAGACCGTGCGCAACATCTTTGGCTCGATTCAAAAATTGCAAGTTGACTATGCAACAGGTGAGCTAATCGGCGTGCCTGTATTCGCATCGGATGCAGAATCCCAAACGATCATGCAGCGGATGGCAGAGGGGCACATAACGGACTTCTCGATCACTGGGCAACCTATCGAAACGCTTTTTGTTCAGCGAGGGCAAAGCTACACGACGAGCAGGGGCGTCGTCATCGAAGGGCCTGCATTGATTCACACAAAGTGGCAACCACAAAACGCTTCAATTTGCGCAACGGGTGCAGATGAGCAATCGACGGTGAGGCGGTCTTACACGGACCTAAAACGAAAGGTATTGAGAATGGACGAGGCACTATTAGCCCAAGCGTCTGCACTAGGTCTACCCGATGGGATGACCGATCCGAACCAGGTACTATCATGGCTTATGGGCAAGCTAGGCGGAGGGCCGGCACCAATGGAACCAGTCGAGAGCATGGCCGATCCGATGGTCGAACCAGTTGTTGCACCAGTGCAAAACATGGCACACGAACCAGTCGAAAAGATGGCTGACGAAATGAAGCCAAAGGTCATGAACCAAGCGGCAACCGTTGACCAGATTAAGCGAGCGTTGCAAGCCGATCAGGTCAGGCGGACAGAGATTCAAGCAACATGCACAATAGCCAAAGTTGAGCGAGCTTTCGCGGATGAGTTGTGCGACAAGTTTATTCCACTTTCCGAAGCTCGTAAAAGGATTATCGAAAGAATGCAAACCGAACCACTTGGGGCCTCGGTCGGTGGTGACGTTCGCGTTACCAAGGCCAGCGAAGATAAATTCATTGCAGCGGTTAGCGATGGGCTTGTATGTCGCAGCAAGGGACGCACAGCTATCCAGCGAAGCCTTTACATTAGCGGCGACAAGCCAGCGGAAGGTCACGAGGAGTTTAGCAAACTAAATTTGATTCGCATGGCTACGCTGTTTGGTGAGCGTGCTGGATTGCCAGTTCAGCGAATGAGCAATCCCGAAATCGCTCGGGCAATCATGCGAATGTCAACGCTACAAGGTGCGTTCGAAGTTTCGCAGCGATACCGAATTGAACGATCCGACTTCCAGGCGTATCACACAACGGGCAGCTTTGCAAACTTGCTCTTGGATGCGTCAAACAAAACGCTTTTGGCTGGTTACGAAGAAGCTCCATACACTTGGAATCTTTGGGCGCGAACGGCAAACAGCGTGGACGATTTCAAGAACATCAACCGCACACGGTTTAGCGAGGCACCAAATCCAGAGGAAGTGCCAGAGGGTAAGGACTACCCTGAAAAGGCCATGAGCGATGCTAAAGAATCGTATCGGGTCGCTAAGTTCGGCGAGTCGTTCAGCGTGTCGTGGGAAACCATTGTCAACGATGACCTAGACGCGCTAAGCCGTATCCCGGCGATGCACGGTAACGCAATGCGACGCTTCCAAAATCGCAAGGTCTACGAGGTTTTAACGTCCAACCCTTTGATGGGCGACGGTAACAATTTGTTTTCTTCGTCTCACGTTTCGGGTGATAACACTTCGGGTGCTTCAGCGGCTCCAAGCGTAACAACTTTGAACACGATGTTTGTCAAAATGATGACTCAAAAGGGCTTGAACAAAGCAGACGGAACGGCATCGGATGCGATCATCAACGTGATGCCAAAGTTTGTTATCGTGCCGGTCGCATTGAGTGCCACGCTATTGCAGTTGGTTGCATCGTTAAGCGATCCAAACGCAGGCGGAACAGCAACGGGTAACGCGAATACCCTCAACATTTACGGACCAAACGGTATGCGTCCGATTGTGCCAATCATCGAGCCACAGCTTGACGGCAACAGCGCTACGACTTGGTACGGTGCTGCGGATAACGGCCAAATCGATACGGTCGAATTGTCTTTCTTGTCGGGTGAAGAGTCGCCTCAATTGGACTCGGAATACAACATGAAAAACGACACGTACTACAACAAGATCCGTCAGACGTTTGGCGTCAAGGCGATTGATTGGCGTGGTATGTATCGCAACGCGTAGTGCCAACTTTATAGCCTAGCGGCATCGGTTGCTAGGCTTTTTTGGAATCAAACAAATCAAATCAAAGGGTTTATACAATGTCAGGTATCAGAGATTTTGCAGAATACGTTGACGACTTTTGGGGAGCGGACACGTACTCCACAGCGGGACAAGGTTCGTCGTGGGCCATTGCCGATACATCTTCGTCCGGCACACCAACGTATGCACACGTTAGCCCCTCGGCTACAGGTGAAATTGCGTTGACGCTTGCGGCAACAAGTGAAGTTGAAAACGTTTGCCTGTCGTTTGGTGACGTGTTGCCGTTTGACATCGACAACCTGCAACGGTTCGAAGCGCGGGTCAAGGTGAGCGGGTGCACAACGGGCACCACGATTGCGTGGGGCCTTGCAACAGCTCGCAACGATACGCCGGGATCAATTGCCAACCGTGCGTTGTTTCGCATGACAGGCGCAACATCAACCACGGCGGTAACAGTCGAAACAGATGACGCAACAACGGACAGCGG